ATGGCGGGCCTTGCGGCGAGCTGACGTGCCGGTGCTTTGATGCATTGCGCAATCACGGCTGGCCGCGGCATTTTCGAAAATGGTGCCCCCGATACGATTCGAACGTACGACCTTCCCCTTAGGAGGGAGAATGCCATTCGCATAAGAATGCGGGTTGTGGGCTATGCTGTGCCCGGACTGTGACCAATTGAATAATTGGCAGCGAGCTTGTTCAAGGGGGAAGAGGATGCGCTTTGACGGCTTTCTGGCCCATTCGTCGTGGGCAATTTCATCGTTTTGGCCCGGCCCTTCTCCACTGCCGGCGGCCCAGCCGGTAAATCCAAGCGACCATATCGCGTGGGTAGTAGGCATCTCGACCGTATTCGCGACTCTAGTAGGGCCGATCCTCGCAGTGCAGGCGCAGAAGTGGATCGAGCGATTCAGGGAGCGCCGCCAGGGCAAGCTATGGGTGTTTTCCCAGTTAATGATGACGCGCCAGTACCGTCTTTCCCCGGAGCACGTCCGAGCGCTCAATCTTATTGAACTGCAGTTCTATGGCCTTCGGTTTTTCGGATTTCGCCTACAAAGCAGTCGCGATAAAGCGGTCGTCGATGCGTGGCGGGACTATCTAATCAAGCTCAACCCAAAGCCGGATGATATGTCGCTCGATTTGTGGATAAGCAAACACAATGAAAGCTTCTACGACCTATTGAAGGTCATGGCCCGGGCAACGGGTTTCGATTTTAGTGATGCGGACCTTCAGACCGGCTCTTATTCGCCACAGATGCATACAAATGTCGAAATGGAATACGCAGCCATAAGGCAGGCGCTGCTCAAGGTTGTGAACGGAGAAAGTAGTATCGGAATGCGCGTCGTCGAGTTCCCGAAACCAACCCCTGAGGCAGAAAAGCTGCGCGATGGACTGGTCAAAATTGCTGACGGTATTGAAAATATCGTCGGTAAAGCCGTCGAGGGCGCGGACAAAGCGGAAAACTAGACCTCTTCGGACTCCCTCGATACCAGCTCGTACTGGTAGTAGGCGTCTACGGGATCGTCCAGGATCGCGTATGAGGCGGCGAGGTTGTGCGGATCCGGTTCGAGCCAAGCGTCCAGGTTCTCTGGCCGGATGGCGATGACGCAGCGATCGTGGCCAGCGGCGGCCACCTCCGGCGGCGGGTCTCGCGTGATGATGGCGAACGAATAGAAGCCGGCGCCATCCTCGTCGTGCTCTGGCTCGACGTAGCGCCACAGGCACGCCAGCATCAATTCCTGCTTCGGTTCCGGCTCGAACTGGATCTCCACGCTCTGCTCGCGCTCGCCGGGCACCAGGCCACGACCCTGCAGTCGATGGAGCGATACCGACTCGTAGAAGCGGCTGGCCACGACGATGCCGTGGTTGTAGCCGAACAGCTTCTTCCAGACCGTCGACAGCTTGTCGCGCCGGGCGTTGTAAGTGCCCGGCCTTAACGCCTCTTCCTTGGCCGTCCAGCCGTAGAGCCGGCAGCGGTAGCGCATTGGGACGATCATCCGCTCGCCGGTGCTGTGGTCGCGGATCAGGACCGGGCAGTACGAGCCTGGCCAGATGCGGCCCATGCCGTCGGCGTTGGCAGCCTTCCCCAGCTCGGCCAACTTGGCCTTGGCCGCGGCGATCTTATTGGTTGCGACCCGCTGGTCGGTCTCGGCCTTCTTGGTCGGCTTAGATGACGCCAGGACGGCCTGCGCCTTGGTCAGGCGCTCAGCCTGCTCGGCGATCTCCTGCTCGAGCGCCAGCGCCGCTGCGTGATCGGCCTCGGCGGCAATCGCCTTGAGCTCGGCCTCGCCGGCATTGCGCGGGTCGGCGAACGAATCACGCATCGACTTTGGCACCTTGCGCACCCAGTCGCCACTTTTCTTGCGCTCCCAGAACAGCTTCACATAGGCACGCAGATCGAGCGTCCCGCCGAGGCGCTCGTACTTCTTGAAATCCGCGAATATCTGGGCCGAGTAGCACATGGCCGCGCTCCGGAAACCGGGAAGACCATGATGCCACGGTCGCTCCCAGGGCGTGAGACGGGATCGGCCTACCCTTCCGTCATGGACTTTGAGCAGCGCACCACCATCCGACGAATCCTTGAAGCAGGCGTGCGCGGCGGTGACCCGACGCGGCCCGTTGAAATCGAATGGGAGCGGCTTTGGATCGAAGGCAATCTATACATGGACACTTGGCATGCGCGCCTGCGCCGGCCGGTGGTTTCGATTACCTTCGGCACCGTTCGGAAATTGGAACAAGGCGGATGGTCTGTGGCCATCTTCCCGAACGGCGGCGATGAAGGCCCAAACTTCTACGTGAGATATTGCAGTAGGGATCGCGCCGTCGAGCAGTTCGAACAGTGGACGCGCTTTAACTGGCGGCGCATACAACCGCAGCCGATGGGCCATAGCTGGGGAAAAGCCAAAGAGCGGCCGTCACGCGATACCCCTCCTCAACGTCCAGGCTGGGACGCATCGATCGATGAATTGGGGCGGTGGATCGCGCGCAACGGGTAGTCCCCGCTTACTGGCAGGCCTGGATCGCAGCGAGCAGTTCGCCCTCATATCCCTTTCGTTGAAGCCGTTCGCCACGCAACGCCGCCATCTGGTCCCAAATTGCGGCACCCAGCGGCAATGCGTCGACAGCCCATGCCGGCGCCTTCGGCAAAGTCACCTTGCACGACACGGCTACCGGTATTTTTACAGTAACGGGCACGGCCGGGCGGACCTGCTTTGTGCATCCAGCGCACGCGGCTATAGCGGACACCACCAGCACTAGTCGCTTCATTTCTCGCCCCTTTCCTGCCGCAATTCTTCGTCGAACGCCTGCGACGCCGCGCGGCATTCGTCCTCGCCGAGCGGGCGGCTCGCTACGATGGCAGCGGCCTTCTGGTTGTAGGACTCGGCAGCAGCCGCAGCCGTGCGCTGAGCGACAATGGCAGCTTGCTCCTTCTGCTGCGCGCGCAACGCCATGTCGCTAATTGCATCGTTCTGCCTACGCGTTGATCTGGGCGGCCACCTTCCCGACGGTCTGCGAGACCGGGCTATTGGGAAGAATGCCGCCCACCGTCGTCACGTTGAGCATCGTGTTGTCGGCCGCGGCGATCAGCGTCAGCACGCGGCTTTGTACCGCCTGGATGGGCTGCAGTACCGCGTTGATAGTCGACTGTGCCGCGTTGGCGAACGTCGAGACGCCGCTGATTGCCGTGTTCAGTGTGCCCAGCAACCCCGACAACGCTCCATCGCCGATCTGGCTGCCGAGACCGTTGGCCGTGTTCATGTCCTGCGTCAGCTGCGCATCGATGTCGGGCACATCGCCGGCGACCGTCGGCGTGGCGTTGTCCTGCACGACCTCCAGGACGATTTCGTAGGGAATCCGATATTCGAACTCGTACCTCGCCACGAACCGCCGGATCACCACCAGGAAATTGAAGCTCGACCACGTCAGCGTCAGCGGCTGGCCAAGGATGCGCTGCGTGTTGAGGTATTGGGCGCGATCGACGGCCGTCGATCCCATGAAGATGCCGGACCATTCGATCGGCGCATCATCACGTCCCATCGCGTCCACAACACGGGCACCGCCGACGAGCTTGTGGATCGTCAGCGCCTGCTCGCCGCCCCAGGGGATGACTTCGGGCACCTCGAAGGCCCCGAAGGTCATATCGCCAAGGGAAAGGGTCACAGTGCTCATGGGGTTCCTTAGCCGTTACCGCCGACGAATCCGATGGGGCCGGGCATCATCGAGCCATCGAACGACGACATGCCGGTCTGCGGTCGCATCGCTTCACGCGTCTGGTGCTGCGTAACGGCGCGGCCGACTTCGCGCTTGTCGAGGTAGACCTTCGAATGGACCTGGATGGCGTGGCCCGCATTTCCCGTGTAGTTCGACGCGAGGTGCGCCTTCCACTTTGCGTTGTTGGCGATCGCTTCCTTGGCGTCTTTGTTGCCGAAAAACGCTAGCGTGTGCGCCTCTGCACTGCCGAGCCAGTCTCCGAACTTCGTACCGGAAACGTAGTGATCGCTGATGTACTTACCAGCAGCAGATCCCGCTTTCCATGCAAGCATTGCAGCAACCACTGCGGCCATTGCTGGGGCTAGAGCCGTCAGACCGGTTGAAACACCGGCGAGGCCAGCGGCCAGACCGCCGCCAGCAGTGATTGCGCCGCTGATCAACGTAAAGGCGCCGCCAACTGAAACGACAGCACCTGACACCATCGCCAGCGTTCCGATGCCCGCGAAAAGCACCAGAAGGCCTTTGGTGAGGGTCGAGTGCCGTCCGATCCACGCAGCGGCCTGCGCAAGGTGCGGATTCAGCCACTGCAGACCACGGATGAGCATCGGCAAAATTTGCGTGCCCAGCGCGATCTGCAGGTTTTGCATCTGCTTGTGATAATTCAGCAGCTGGCCCTGGTAGGTCCCCTTTGCAACATTGACCGACGCGTCGATGCCTAGCGTCTTGTTCTGCGCTTCGACGGAATGCTTGATGTTTTCCATCTGCCGATCGATCAGGCTGAACAGCATTCCTCCTGTGCGGCCAAAGATCAGCGTGTTTTCGCGTGCGCGGTCTTCCGTGGAGTCGAGATGCATCCGCTGATACATCGGCAGGATGTTCTTCTCGTAGAACGCCACGGGGTCCGAGGAAAAAGTCTGCATGTCCCGCAGTGGGTTGCCATTGAACCGCTTGATGCCGCCCTGCGAGTTCCACACGATCCGGGAGGCATCCCAAATACCGTTGTCTGCGAGAAGGTGCGCGACCTGGTTGGGAAGGCGCACGCCTCCAACCAGTCGGTTGTAAGACGTCATCCAAGCGTTGCCAGCAGTGCTTCCCTTCAACTCGCCAATGACCGGTTCCAGCTCTCCAAAAAGGGCCTTGTTGCTGAGCCCTTGGGCTGCGACACCGCCGCGTGCCATGAACTGGCGCAACTGCTCCCAGTTGACGTTGCCTCCGGAACTGCGGATCGCCTTCCAGCCAGCTTCGGCAATGCCATTGAAAGCAGCTGGGCTATTCAGGCCGCCGCGCATTTCAATGAAACGCAGCATCGCCAAGCTTTGCGTGTGCAGCCGGGATTGGGACTCTTCGTCCAGGCCCGACGTCGCAAATGCGATCTTGGCCAGCATTGGCGCCGCCAACTTCGCGCCTCTCAGAGCCTCCGATCCCTGCAGGCCCGACTCACGAAAGACGCCCTGCGCCTCCGCCATGTAGTTGACGGCATCCGTCATCGACGTGCCGACGATCTTCATGCTTCGCGCGAATTTGATCGCGTCAGCGTTGAGCCGATCTCCGAGGCCGAAGAGTTGGAAGCGCGCCACTGCGGACTGGTATCGGGCAGCTTCGTCGATTGGAGCCTGGAGCATGCCGAGCTCAACCTCGCCGCCACGGGCCAGCATCGCCCCGCCCATCATTCGGCCAAAGGCGTTGTAGTTGAACCCGCCACCGTTGCTACCACCACCGCCGTTCCCGCGGCCGCCACCGAAACCGAATGGCCAGCCGGCGGCCCGAACGGCACCGCCGCCGCGGTAAGGGAAGCCGCCAGCGGTAGAAGGGGACGGCGGGACTATCGAACCGCCGCCTCTGCCGCCAGCCATGCTCAGGAGCGCCCCCGAAGGCGCGCCGAGGAGGCGAACGGGTGGCGCGCCCAGACGCGCGGACGCGGAGCCGGGCAGCGCTTGATTGGGATAACCCCGGAACCGAATCTGGTCCTCCTGCTGCATCCGCCCCAGGGCGGCGGCCATGACCATATTCGACGCTGAGATCGATGCAGGGGACGCTCCCCCACCGGCTCCGCTTGTGGCGCCACGTGCAGAGCGTGCTGCCCGGGCGTATCCTTCGGCCTCACGGCGAGCGTTCCGGAAGTCCTGCGCGGCGCTGCTCGCCCAGCTCGTTTTGCGGCTGAGTTCTTCGTTTACTTCGCGCAGAACCTTCAGGAAGGAGGACGCTTCGGCCTGAGCTTTCGCGAATTGAGCTGCAATTTTGAGGATGTTTCCACGAGTGCCGTCAGCGACGGCAATGCGTACGCCGATTTTGTAGGCTTCAAACATGGATCACAGGTTCCCGTAATGACCAACCGAATTGCCACGCTGAAAGGATCGGTCGTAATTGCAGTCGTCGCACTGGTAGGCGCCTGGTGGATGTGGAGTCCGCGAGCTGCACCGGCGCAGCCTAAGAGCGTCGTGACGGTGACATGGGATGAATTGGTCGCCGAGCAGAATCAGAACGCTTTGGCGTTTTCGGCGAAGTACAAGGACAGCGATTTCCGCCTTACCGGAAACGTCGTCAGCGTCGCGGGGTCAAACAGCTTCCCTGATGTGGAGCTCGCATCGCCGAGAGGTACTCAGTTTGACGCCAACTTCGATTCGAAATCGGCAGATGCCATCGCTAAGCTGAAGCCAGGCGACACCATCCAGATCACCTGCAGTTCAACGAACGGTCTGGCGATGCAAGAGTGCGTGCTATGAGCGTGCCGCTTCGGATGCGGGTCCAAGACTGGCTCGCTGATCACTTCCGCTTCGTGCAGTACTCCGTGCCGCGGAGAAAGCCAGTCAACGATATCCCGGCCACTGACTACCGTCGCCTTGCCCGCGACCTGGCGGTCGGCTGTGCGCAGATCCTGCTCTGGCTGACGATTGCCATCAGTGCGATTTACCGTATGCGCAAACAACCAGGCGCGGCCGTCGCTGCCTTGCTGCTCGTCTACTTCGCGTCGCTTGGTGCCGGAAAGGTGTTCTCATTCCTCATCTGAGGTGTGCTCAATGCCGATCGGCAACACAACGCCACCCATCCAGGCAATCGCATAGGCCTCGGCCAAGTCCCTGACGACAAGCTCTTCGTTGGTGAGGGCCGCAGGGCCCATCACCGGTCGCGGCGGAATATGCTCGGTTCCGACCTCCTGCCAGTAAAGGATGTCGCTGTCGCTCGCAACTACGCCTTCCATGTCCTGAATCTGGCTTTCGATGGAATCGCGTGTCTCACCGCTACGAAGCAGCGGATCATTTTCAGCATAGCCTTCGCGCACTCGGTCTTGCTTTGTCGCGTCAGCCAATTCGGCCCATGCGGGGAACTGACCAACCCCATCCTGGTACGTGCCGATGCTTTCCTTGGCCGCCGTCTCGATGCGCTTGAGGCCCTTTTCTAAACCGCGGTGCACGGCCACCTTTGTAACCGGTTCCATGGCGAGCATGAACGCCGCGAACTCGCCGAAATCGTTAAATTCGCGCATCAGCTTTCCTCAACAAAGCGCATGCTCTGCATGTCGAATTTTGCACCCTCGAAGATCCTGAAGCAGATCGCCAGCGCCGTGCGATCAACGTCGTCCAGCTGGTCCGCACCGGTTCCATCGAGCCCAAATGCCATCTGGATCGGCACCCCGTTCTTCACGAGCCACGCTCGCTGCTTGTACTCGGGATGCCTTAGGCGTTTTTTACCTGCTCCTGCAGGTCAATATCGGGCGACTGGAAGTGCAACATGCTGCCCTTGAACACCGCGGCGTATCCGTCCTCGTCAAGGCGCTGCAGAATCGCCTCGACCTGCAGCTTCGTCGTAGGCGTCGGCACCGGGTCGCCGTCGATACTCGCTACGTACAGGACCGGCGAGACGCTGTTCATATAGGCCTCGTTCGTCGCGGACGGGCCCATGGCTTCGATAAGGCGGAACTGAGCTAGGAACGGTGGCTTTCGGAGTCCTATCACGCGACCACGCGCATCAGTGACCGTGATGTCCTTGGGAGCTTCGGGCGCCGGCGCCTGGGTTCCTTCCAGGATCTGCATTCTTACGTTGTTGTCGTTGCTCATCACTGCACCTGGATGCGACGGGAGGCGAAGGCATGGACCTTCGCGTTGACGAGGGAGTCACCACGCCACGAACCGGGGTCGTCCAGACGCAGTGTCACGCCGGTGTAGCGGAACTGCGAAATGCCGCCGCCAGGTTCCTGGATGATTTCGGTGATCGTCCCAGGCTGCAGGTTCTGCCCATTGAAATACGCGGCTTCGAGGGCAGAAAAATAAGCATCGAATGCCGGCCCGTTGCGCTCGAACTCGATCATTCCGTCCCAGCCCACGGGGATACCCGTGCCAAGCGCAGGCCCCGGGGCGATGCCGAGGAACCCGCACATGCGCCGCCGCCAGTCGTCGAAGAGCCGCTTCCTGTCGCCGACCTCGTTAGCGTTGTGCACCCACACCGACGCCTGGGCGGTATCGAGGTTGCCTGATGCGGCCACGATGGCGTTCTCCAACGTGTAGAGGTTGGTGAGGTACACGGTGATCAGCGTGCTTTCGTTCTCCGGCGTGAGATTGCTGAGCCGGTGAAACAGCGTCTGCCAGACGCCCGGCGACACGAAGCCATAGGCAAAATCGCGGGAATCATCCGCCGGCGTGTCGGTGCCCAGCATCGGGTAGCCCGCGAACCGACGCACGTCGGCGATCTGCTGGGTGGTCAATGCCATTGTGGATTACGCCTGCTGGTCGGTCGTAGCGCCCCTGCTGCGGCGGCCACGGCCGGCTACCACCGCCGCGGCAGCCTGCGCATCTTTCGCGGCGTCGCCGGCGACGTCCTTAACTTCGGTTTCGACTTCCGCGGCCACCTTCTCGACCTCGGCTTCGACCTCTTTCCAACCGAGACGCAGATGCTCTTCCAGCGCATTGATGTGCACGCGGATGCGCTGGGCGTCCTTCTCGATCGTGACGAGCAGGGAATCGGACATATTCGTTTCCTTCGGTGTAGGGGGAAAGCGGGGCCAAAGGCCCCGCACCCAGGTGGATCAGCCCAACAGCAGCGCTGTGTGCTCCGGCTTGATGTTGGCCCAGCCGTAGGCAATGGCCACTTCGTAGCGGACGCGGCGGTACTGGCGGTACATCGAAAACTCGAACGCCATGCCGCTGCGCGGATCGACGATGACCGTCCGGTCATCGGCCGCGTCGCCTTCCTTCGGCAGTGCCGGCAGACGCGTCGCGAGGACGATGGCGGAGCGCGCGAACGCCAGGTTGCGGGTCGAAGGGCCCAGCACCGTCACCGCGGCGGCAGCGGCCGTCTGGCGCAGGCCTGGCGCATTGATCACCACCGTGCCGCTGGTGGAAGCGCCGATGTTGGCCGCCTGCGCAACGACGTATTTGTTCGGATCACCGGCGAGGGTGATCACGTCGCCTGCCAGCAACGCGACCGCACCACCGGCCGGGGTGGTCAGCGTGATGCTGGTCGCGCCCTTCGCGCCCGCGGCAGTGACGGCACCGGTGACGGAGCCGGCAGCCACCGACTCGGCCACACCGGCCGACTCGCGAAGCGTGAAGCCGTGCAGCTCCAGCAGCTTGCCCTGAGCACGCAGTTCGACCGTGCCGGCTTCGTTCGCCTTGGTCAGCTGCGCCAGGCTGCGCAGGTTTGCGCCAGCAGTGGTGTCGATCACGCACTGCATGTCCGCCGTCGACGCACCGTTGTCGGACAGAATCTTGCGCAGTTGCGCGGTATCCGTCAGACCGGTGGCGAACGGGGTGGTGCCGGCCGTGCCTTCCGCGCGCGACATCGTGGTGAACAGCGTGCCGACGTTCGTCTCGACTTCATTGACCAGCGTGCGAATGGCCTGCTGAATCTGATTCTGGCGGATCGCACCATAGCCACCGTTCGGCGACTGGTTATCGACGCCCTTCTGCTCTTCACCGGTCCAGCGAAACGGAACCATGCGGGACTTGGTGATGATGATCTGATTGTTGCCGATGTTCTGGTCGCCATCATCGGGCGGCAGCTGGCCGGGCGTGACGTCCTCGGCGGCAGCGGCCGGGGTGATCGGCACTCGAATCGGTTCGTTGAGCGCGGCGCGCTCGGCGGTGGCGCTCAGGGTGACGGCGGGAATGAAGCCGACCATCTCGCGCGAGACGACATCGATCGCCTCGTACAGGTCGGGGATGAGGCTGGTAAGCGTGTTCGACATGGATCACTCCGGGGTTCGGAAAGGTCAGGAATGCGTTCGTGAGCCATCCGGCCCGAGCACCCGCGTGGCATCCGCCGTGCGGGCATGAAAAAAGGCCGCTCGGTTGAGCGGCCTTCGTGTGGTGTTGCGAGAGAGCTTTGGTGGTGCGTGATCAGTCGGTGATCGCGCCGCCACCTTTCACATGCGCCATCTGCGCGCTGGGATCGAGCTTTTCGAACTGCGCGCGCGGCATGGACTTGTTGCCACCGGCACCGCCGCCGTCGTTCTTCGCACCGCCGCCACTGGCGCCGGAGCTCTTCAGAATGGTGTCGCGGTACGGGTACTGCTCAACGATCATCTCGAGCGCTTCATCGAACGTCGCCAGCTCGCCCGGGTTGGATCGGCTGAAGAGCTTGTTGCCGGACTTGTCGTAGGCGACCACGTTTTCGCCTTCGAGCTTGAAGTGCTCGCCGAAGCGCGCCTGCACCAGATCCGCGGGGATGGCCAGCTTGTCGGCGATCAGCTTGCTGCGCGCGAAGCTGCCGCCGATCTTCTCGGAGACGAGCGCAGACTGCAGCTTGTCGCGTTCCTTGACGATCGGCGCGTACTTATCCTCAACGGCCTTGATGGCTTCCGTCTTGATGCGCTCGACATCGCCGGCGTCCACCAGCTTCTTGTCGTCCAGGTTCTTCACGACGTCCAGCGCCTTGCGCGCCGCGGCGGCATCCAGGCCGTCGAAGACCTTCAGGGCGCCTTCGGCGGTCTCAGCGCGCTCGCGGTGGCCCTTGGCCTCACCGTTAAGCCGCTTGATGGTGTCCACGGTCTGCACGGCATCGAAAGGAATTTCCTTGCCGTCGTCGTGCACGTAGACCGGTTTGCCATCGGCGATTTCGGCGTAGTGCTTGCCATTGAGTTCGACTGTCTTGAGTTTCATCGTCTGTCATCCAACAGGTGTGATGGCGGCCCATCCGGGCCAGTGGCGGCTTTGCGCATCCGCGCTAGGCCGGAAAAAAAAAGCCCCGGTTAAGGGGCCTTGAGATTGCTGTTTGGATCAGCGGCCGGTTCCTTGGCAGGATCCGGCGCTTCGGCTTTGAGCCTGGCCGCTTCATCGGACCACTCGCGATCCGGGGCCAGCACATCGCGGCGCTTCAGTTCCTCGAACGTCGTCTGCTTCGAAATGACGCCCGTCTTGGCCGCGGCCGTCAGCGTCGGCACATCCGTGCTCGGCGCCTGTTCGTAGGCCTTGAACAACTCGACCTCGATGCCGTCAGCGGGCTTTCCAACCCACTGCGCCATGAAACCCAGGGCCTGTTCCAGCGATTCTTCGAACTGTTCGACGATCTGCTGCAGGAGCGATCGCGCAGCTTCGTCCTCGGAATTGATTTGCGTTGCCGTGGGCCCCTGTTCCTGGTCAATCAGCTCCGCGCCGATGGCGCGCATGCGGTCTTCCAGGTCATCCAGCGATTGCTTGCCGGCCTCGATCGCAGCACCGGTGTGTTCGGTGTACGAGAGGTCCGCGTCAGGGTTGTCGCTGGTGATGGCCGACGATGCACCGATCTTGATTTCGGACTCCCCGAAGCCGACGGCAACCAGAATTGGCACGCGGGCGACATGCAATACGTTCTGCTGATCGCTGCTGGATTGGTAGTGCTCAACGTTCAGATACGCGAGATCGAGCAGCGGGCATTCGCCGCGGCCGAAACCGACACGGTGGCCGTAGAAAAACACCCAGGGAATCTCTTTCAGAGAGTTGGTGCCCTCGGCAAACAGGTCCCACTGTTCCTTGATGTTCGGGTTCTGGCGATACGTCTGCCAAGCCCCTGGTGTAAGCACACGGACCTGCTCGATGGTCTTTGTGGCCCAGGGCCCGTCATCGACCTCGACGCTTTCCAGCAGGCGAAGCTGCGCCAGGCGCGTGCCCTGCATCTTCCAGCCCAGGATCTGCTGCGGCTCGTAGCGCACGAAGTAGGGCCGCAGGTCCGCCTTCTTCTCGTCCTCGCGGGTGCGGACGCCGTCGGCCGGCGGATAGTCCACCAGCACCCCACACAAACCGTAGGCCAGCGCCTGGATCAGCAGCGCGTTCGCCATTGCCGGCAGCGGCATGCCGAGCTGGTCGATGTCTTTCAGCCATTCCTCGGGAATGTTCGGTGCTTTGACGGTCGGCGGTTTTGCAAAAGGCCTTGCCGCATTGACCGTCACCGTGTGGCGAAACGCGGGATATAGCACCGCCGTGTTGAGCCGCGCGCTGTAACAGTCGTCGTCCTCGCCCGGCCATTTCGGCAGGAGCGATTTGCCCGCAGCGCGCATGGCTGCCGTGCCGCCCATCAGAGCCTGGAACATCGGCCAAGCAGCAGACTGCGCCGCCATCGCGGGCGAGAGGGATCGGACGGTCGGTGTGGTCACAGCAGAGCCTGTGTTGTCGGGTTACAAGCGCAGCGGCTTGACGCTGCTCGATGGCAGCCGTACCACTGGCCAGCGGAAGACCATGAAATAGCCGCCAGCATCGTTTGCGTGATCGTGCCCGGTCTTCTTGTCGGGGTCGCCGTGATCGTCGTAGGGCTGCTGCTCAAGGCTTTCGGTGAAGCTTGGGCACATATCGGTGTTGACCTTCAGCCGACGCTCGCCCTTGTCATTCAAAATCAGCGCATTGACGCTGTTCACGCGGTCCTTTACCGGCGGATTGGCGTCTTTCGCCCGGATTTGAAAGCCAGCCTGCTGCAGGATTGTCAGGTCCGACTGGCTTGCGCTCTTGCTGCTGGTGTTCTTGCCGCTGGCATCGGGGTAGACGGTGATGCTGTGCCCATTGTCGACATAGCGTTCGCGCAGCTTGCGCGCCATTTCCGGTGTATCGCGCACCTTCGTCAGTTCACCAACAGCGTGCGGGGCGTCATCGCGCACCACGAAAACGATCGCTGCCATCTTGTTGACGTTGAAGTCCATGCCGACATGCAAAGGCTCATCCGGCAGAGGGACCGTGGGAGCATGGTTCAGCACCCGGTCGAAATCCGGATACACGCAACCGCTGGTGAGGTTGACGAAGCGCCCAGCCAGGTAGGCTTCGATCAGTTGCGGCGGATAGCTCGTGCGCAGTGTATCGACGTAATCGGGTGCCAAGAACGGATTGGTCCACGTCGGCGCCTGCACCATGACGTAGCCTGGCTTGGGATTCCTCCCCCAAGTCTCATAGACGAAGTTGAAGCCTTCCGGCGTGGTATAGGCGCTCACCCGGTTGAAGGGCTTCTTCACGCCTTTGGGGCTTTGCCGGTTACGCGCGATGATCTTGCGCCAGATCAGCGTGGCGCGATCTTTTTTAAGCGTGTCGATCTCATCTACGTGAGCGCGATATGACTCGTAGCCAACAATGCGCGCTGGATTGTCCAGCGTCCGCAGGATGAAATCGCCGCAGCCACCGTTCGAGGTGTAGATGATGTTTTCGGTCTTGTTGTACTTGTAGCGGACGCCAAGCTCCGAAAGCTTGTCCTCCATGCGCGGCGCGAGGATCAACCGCACCAGGTCATAGGTAGGCTCGTACAGCGCGATCAAGGTCGACGATGAGGTCAGCACATCGCGCACTGCGCACATGGCCAACGCTTCGGTCTTACCGGTGCCGAAACCGCCTACAAACGCAGGGAATTTATCGGGAAGCTGAAAGAACCGCGCCTGCGGCTCCGTCATCGTCAGCTCAAGCTCCCGTCCCATGACCCACTACCCTGATCGTGATGCCGGTTACGGGCCTGTCGTCGACGTCGTCGCCGATCTCGCGTTCGCGCTTCTGGATGTCCAGGCGCTTCAGGTCCGCGTCCAGCTCCTGCTGGATGAGCAGCGCGCGGCGCGCCTCCAGGGATTCAATGCGAGCGGTCAGGCGATCGATAAGGCCGGCGTAATCACGGACCTTGTGCTTTTCCTCGCTACGCGCCCCAACTTTGTCGTTGACCTCGCGCTCGATGCGCTCTTCAAGTTCCGGCTCGTCGCCTTTTTCCTGTTCGCGCTCCAGCGCCCTCAGAAGGCGGATGCGCGTCAGCCGCAGTTCTTCGTCGACATTGCCCAGCTCGAGTCCCGCAGCAATGTCGCGCTCCTCCTCAGTGAGGAAACGGCTATAAAGGCTGCCGGGCTTGGTGCCGGCGCCGTAGTCACAGGCTTTCAGTAGGCGATATTCGCCGACGTAGCCAAGCTCGCGCATCACGGCATTGAACTTGCGCCAGGTCTCGCCGAGGCGGCGCTTGTCCGGCACAAGATACTGCCGTTGCACCGGCACGCGCTCACCTGGCTCGGCGATGCGATTGGTCATGACGGGCTTGCCGCGGCGCATGACGACCTCGCCGGTCTCTTCGTCGATCAGCGGGACCATATCCAACGTCACGACGCGGCCGGTGGCCTTGTCGCGCTTGGCGACCAACGGACACCACTGCAGGATCTGCTTTACGTTTTCGAGCGAGATGATCCGCGGCGCAAGCCCGTGGCGAGCAAGCCGGCCGGCGATCTTCGGAATAACCCAGCTGAGCGATCGCGTTGCCTTGTCGCGCGGCTGGCCACCCTTCGCCTGGCTGAAGTGCGTGCAGTCGGGCGACGCGTGGAACCAACCGACCAGGCGGCCGGCCACCTCGCGCAATATGTCCACTTCCCACACGTCCGCTGGCAGGTGCTGGGTGAAGGGATGGTTCGCCGCATGCATGCCGATGGCTTGCGGATCGTGATTCACCGCAACGTCGGGATCGCGGCCCAGTGCTTGGCGCAGCGCCTCGCTGGCGCCGCCCCCGCCCGCAAAGAAATCCACGACGATCTCGCCTGCGCGCAATGCGCTGACCAGCTTGCGATGCGGGAAGTTGAACCCGTGTTGACCGATTCCATCAGGCATGCGCCATTGCTCCTATCGTTACTACGCCGGCCGTCTTAGCGACGGCTTCCGATACGCATGCACGGCAGCGCCCGAAGCGGAGCTTGCCGCTTTCAATCCGCCAGAATTCGGAGGTAGCTGGATGCCAAGAATCCTCGCCATAGCCGCGCGCGACGCAGCTGCGGCACTGGCGGTATTCGCCATCGGGACGATGCTGAAAGTCGCTCATGCTGCAGCCGCCTGCCGGTGATCAGCAGGCCACCAGGTCAGCGCGAGATTGCCGGTGAGCGTACATTCGCGCTTATCCCCTTTCACTACGGCGTTTGCGCGCACAGCTTCCCTCACCGTCCGCGCCAGCTCCTGGGCCAGCCTGTTTGATTGCGCCTATCGCTGGGAGGGCATCTACCTCAAACACATGCGCAACGTCGTCGGATTGCGCGCTGCGCTCGGTACAGCCATCCATGCCGCTACGGCCGTCTTCGATCAAGGCAGGCTCGATAACGCTGACATTACGGCCGACGACGCCGCCGGCGTGATGGTCGACAAGCTGCGGGATCCTTCGAACGAGTTCGATCCTCGGCGCGACGACCTGACCATGCGGGACGCTGAGCGTGCCGGCCTATCGCTCGTGACCACGTACTGCCTCGATGTCTCACCGCACTACCAGTTCGTCGCCGTCGAGATGGAAACGAAGCCACTGGATATCGACTGCGGTGGCGGTGTGATTGTGCGCCTGACCGGAACCATGGATCGCGCTCGCGTGCGGAAGGCCACTCATGGTGTCGGTATTGCTGACCTCAAGAGTGGCGGTGCAGCCGTGCAAAACGGCGTTGCGGTCACGAAGGGGCACGGTCCGCAGGTGGGCACGTACGAACTCCTTTACGAGCACACCACTGGCGAAGCAATCACCGACGAAGCCGAAATCATCGGTTTGAAAACGGCTGGCCGGCCGGAGATCGCCACCGGATCCATTTCGAACGGCAAGCGCGTGATGGTCGGCACCGAAGACCAGCCCGGCCTTATCGAATTCGCCGCTGACATGTTCCGCAGTGGTCGCTTTTATCCGAACCCAAAATCTCTGCTCTGCAGCGCGGCGTACTGCCCACGCCATGCGAGCTGCCCATTCCACGACTAACTCCGTCGCGTGAGTCATCAGCACGCGCGCCCGAAGCAAGTACCTCCATCAAAGGACCGACCATGAGCACCGCAACCTCACTCGCCGCTGTAAAGCAATCCGGGGACCTCACCAGCGGTCCGGACACCAAAGTCGACATGTTCTCCGCGCGCGGTTTCGCGCTTGCGCAACGCATCGCAAATGCGTTTGCTTCGAGCGACGCCGTGCCAGCGCAGTTTCGATCGCACAACCTCAAGCGCGAGAGCAACGGGGCGGAAAACTGGGTGCCGAACCAGTCCGCACTCGGAAATTGCATCGTAGCGATCGAGGTTGCGCAGGCCGTTGGCATGTCCGTAACTGCCGTCATGCAGAACGCGGACGTGATCGAAGGGAAGCTGCGGTGGTCCGGCAAATTCGTGATCGCGGCCATCAATGCGTCGCGCAGGTTTACCCCGCTCCGCTTCGACATCCAGAACCTCGGTCGGATCAAGGCCTCCTACAAGGAAAAAGGCTCCTGGAATAAGGAACTGCGGCGATACGACATGACCGAAAAGACGGTTGAGGTCGAGAACCTGCAGTGCATCGCCTGGGCCATCCCTGCAGGCGTGCAGATGCCGCCTGGTGTCTACACGCTCGCCCAGGCGCGCGAGGCCAAACTGCCCGTCATCGAGTCGGCCCCGGTGTCCATCAAGATGGCAGTCGAGGAAGGCTGGTATTCCAAAGCAGGCAGTAAGTGGCAGACCGAATTGAAGCACCTGATGCTGCAGTACCGAGCCGGCACTTTCTTCGGCAACATCCATGCACCCGACATCGTGATGGGCATGGGCCGCACGGTCGAGGAAGAACGCGACATCATCGATATCACGCCTGAAGGAGCCGTCGTCAGCATCACGCCGGCATCTCTCCGTGAGCGCAACGGTTCCCAGGCGAAAGTAGTCAACCAAGGCCCCGCTGATACCGTCGTCGCGGATCCTGTCACCGCCGAAGTCATCAGCACGAGCGGCAACGAAGCCACCGGCGCGCAGGAGGCTCAGCCGGCGCAAAGCCAGCACCAGCACAGCGTTCCCACCGTCGCCGACGCGCTCTCATTCGTGAACCAGGGCGACTACGACATGGCCAGGGACATCGCGCGCAGCCTCGGCCATGAATGGCTCGAACACATCGAAAAGGCTATCGCTTCGCGCGACGCTGGCCAGCAAGAACAGCCTCAGCAGTCCGGTGGCCGCCGTAATCGTGGCGCCAACCTCGAATAACGCTTCCCCCTGCGAGCTCGTCCCCTGGCGAGCTGGCCGTTAGCTGCTGGCGTACTTGCGGGGAGGCCCGGCCCCTCACAGCAGCACCGGGTGTTTCGTTCGGCGGTGAATGCACCCGCATTGCCTAGATGCCGCCTATCGGCAGCGGACACCGTCTCCTTTTTTGCAGCATCAACTCCAAGGAAATCGACATGAGCAATCAGAACGACGATGTGAGCAGCATCCTCAACATGACCTCGGACAGCATCGGCATTGATCTGCTCAATGCACTGGTGACAGAGCTGAAACTGCTCCCCGACGTCTGGCACAAGCTGCCGAAGGCGCGGCAGGACGATGTGATCGACCGGCTGCGTAAGCGCGTAGAGACCAACGTCAAAATGGCGGTGCACCTGCTCTCAAGCAAGGGCCGCACCGTGGTTACGGGCGACCTCGATCAGATCACGATCAAGGATGGCGTAAAGGCGGTAATCAAGTTCGGACTCAGCACGCCTCACCTGCATGAGCTTTACGAATCCAGCGGCAAACCGGTGCTGGTGGTCGTTGCCGGTGTCGAAGAACACACCGGTGGCATGGACCAGGTCCAGGGCGAGGCCGACCAGCGCGGTTTTAATCTCGGCGGCGAATACACGTCCCGGGATGGGGAAGGTATGCCGGATCCTGAGGGTGGCGCGGTCATCGACGGCAGCTTCACCGCGCTGCCGCCGCCGGCGAACGATGGAAAGGCGCCTTCGCCGAGCGAAGACGAACGTGATGCTGCCTATAACGCCGGCTACGACGCCGCGGCGGCCGGCCAGCCGCAGTCTGCTTGCCCGGTCATGGCTGGCGATCTCTGCATCGAGTGGATCAAGGGCTGGAAGGACTGGCATGAAGAAAACGCCAACGCCGGCACCGACACCGCGGAGGCAGCGTAGCCATGGAGTTTTACACGCACATTCCCGGCGAGATCCTTGCCGAAGCACTGGAGCCACTCAATGCACGGCTGCGCTGGTCCGCCGATGTTGCCGAATGGCCGCAGGTCCTTATCCAGCCCAGTATGTCGATCCTCATTGCCGGCAATAAGTCGGGAACGGTCTGGCGTCCGTACAACCTGGTATCTGAATCGGAGCAGTGGCGGGTAGATGCGATGGTTGCCGAAGCCATCACCCACCTTTCCGGTTTGCGCCTGCTGGTGCTGGATCGCTTCGACGTTCTGGATCTGCGCGGCAGGGGTGACCTGATGGCATGGCTCGAAGCGATCGCTGGCGAGGTCGACACCGCCATCCTTTTCGGCACTCTCAAGTCGCTCCCGGCCAACTTGCCAGCCGTTGCCACCGCTCACTGGCTCGACCACGGCTCTCTCGCACAGCTCAAAGAAGCAGCATGAACCTCACCACCATTCACGCAGAGATCGCGAAGGAGCGGTTCCTGGACCTGTTAGCCACCGGCGGCATGACCTCGAAGGCTGCCGCTGATATCGCCACTGCGGACGCGAATGCGTTTGTGCGCGGCTACCGGCCGATCGCGCCACCTGTCGAAGAGGAGAGGACTAAAGGCTGCCCGGCATGCTTTGGCAGCGGCGGGAAGCGGAACAGTCCTTGCCACACGTGCACGGGCACTGGGAGGGTCGCGGCATGAACCTCGAACAGCGCGTGCGCGAATACATCGCGACCATGGCGGCAATCACGACGCCCGTAGTTCCCGCCGTCATCGCCAATGATCTGTTGGCAATCGTCGAAGCCTCATCTACATCGGACCTCGCTGCGCCGCCGGCCGCTGACCTCGCCACTGCGATCGGCAGCGAATTGGATCGGGCAGTTGGCGCAACGTTTCGCGGCGCCAGGACTGACCATGCCTTCCGCGCCTGGGCGCAAAGCGATGGTCAAGCCGTGGCATGGGAGTTCCGCGATAACTCGTGGCGGGACGGTATGTGGGCATCGATCACGAGGGAGCAGTACGAAAACTACCTCAGCCCAGATATCACCGGCCCGCGCGATTCTTGGCAGGTGCGCGCGCTGTTCGATCATCCGTATGTTCGGCGTGCGCGGTGATGGAAAACCACGCCGTAAACCGACTATTGCGACAGCCTTTTAATATGGGCAATGGCGGCTGCCCACGCAGCGTCTTCGTCGCTGAATCCCTGGGAGTTATCAGTAAGCGGTCTAGTGAACCGTCCCCTCAGCGTGCGCAGGCGCAGCTGGTAGGTGATAGCTGGCGGCTGAGACACCAATGGGTGAGGAACCGCAAACACGGTCAGCTCCCAGTCGCCCAGCATTTCCTGACGCAGGACTTTCATAGCCAGTTTTCCTTTCGAGGCTGTCTTGGGCGCAAAGCTACTCGCCTGTCCAGCTGCCGTCTATTGAAGTCTCCCTTCACTCAGGTGGCGAAATGAGCGCTCGCAGCAAGATCGAATGGACCGATGCCACCTTCAATCCTTGGATCGGGTGCACGAAGGTTTCGCCAGCCTGTGACCACTGCTATGCCGAAGCATGGGATCGCCGCTTCGCTGTGAGCGGACACGCCATGCACTGGGGTCCCGGCAAAGCACGGCGCCGCACTTCTGCGGCGAATTGGAAGCTGCCGCTGCGCTGGGAGCGTGAGCACGCGGCGTTCTTCGCACAGCACGGGCGCCGCCGCCGCGTGTTCTGCGCCAGCCTGGCCGATGTGTTCGACAACGAAGTGCCTGGATCGTGGCGCGCTGACCTGTTCGACCTGATCCGCTCCACCCCGAACTTGGACTGGCTGGTGCTGACCAAACGCATCGGTAACGCCATGGCGATGCTAGATGAAGCCGGCGGTTGGGCTGGCATTGACACACACGGCGCGCGAAACCCTCTGTCCAACCTAAAGCTTGGAGCGACGGCCGCAAACCAATCCGAGGCCGATCGCGACATCGCCAGATTGCTCGCGGTGCCCGCTGCAGGACATTTTGTGTCGATCGAACCGATGCTTGGTCCGATTGATCTAGAGCACCTCGGCCGATACTCGGCCTACCGATGGATCAACGCGCTCACCGGCTGGGTTACCGAGGGTCATTTGGCCAGGTCCCCAGAAGAATGCAGTAGCAATGTCGCCTGCTATCAGGCTACTCGCCTGGATTGGGTAATCGTCGGTGGCGAGTCTGGCCCCGGTGCACGCCCCATGCATCCCGACTGGGCACGCTCCCTGCGTGATCAGTGCGCCAGCGCTGGCGTGCCGTTCTTCTTTAAGCAGTGGGGCGAGTGGCGCCCGGCAGCAAGCGTTGCAGAGGCAACCAACTACCCGACCCTGGCCAACAACCGCTTGACGCTTCCGGAAGATGACCCGGCGCGTGACGTGAATCCTATGTCCGGCTGCTATCAGCTAGCCCACCAGGTCGGGAGCTTGCTGGATGGCACCGGTCAATACGCGCACCTCAACTGCGCCATGTTTCGCGCCGGCAAGCGCGCCGCCGGCCGCCTACTCGATGGCGTCGAACACAACGCATTCCCGGGACAACGCAATGCCTGACTTAAAGCACGGCTCCGAAGGTTTCCCGGCAGTACTTCAAGTAGGGTTCGAAATTCTTTTGAATCTGTACACAGTGCGTTTCAACAGTTGCGGCGACCTTCCGTTGAGCGTCCATCGCGAAGCCGTCCTGAGTAAGATTCGGTTGAATCGAATACGCAAGCCTGCTGGCAAATCGCGCGGCGCTCATCGCGCCAGCTGTCCATGCTGCACACTCCTCGGGAAGCTCTGCAACACTTTCCGGTCTGACGTCATTGATTGCTTCATTCCAGTGTTTCGCGTGCTCGAAGAGTTGAGCTCCAAGCCGCCTCATAACCGTGTAGTCAGTTGCTGCAGCAAGCCCGCTAGCGCTTGCTTGGACTGGCTGGATAAAGCCGTATACAAGCGCAATTTCATTGAAGATGTAGGCCGCATGCACTTCTGCGCGCCTGGCGCTCTTCGTGTCCTGTCGCTCGTCTTCCTTCTTTGCAATTTCCAGGGCTGTCTTGGCAGCCCAGAAGCTTGCCACGGCCGCTGCGAATCCACCGGCAGCTGCAAGCAATCCAACAAACGCCGCCGCCCAAGCCGCTTGCTCGCCAGCATTCAGCCCAAGCCACCAGCGAACGCTTGGCGTGGAATGTTGCAGCGTGCCGGCAGCTGCGCAAACTGGATCCAACATCATGCGTGAACTCCCCATTCTGTTCTCCGCGCCGATGGTGCGCGCGATCCTGGAAGGCCGCAAGTCGCAGACGCGGCGCGCGGTCAAACCTCAGCCAACACAATGTTGCCCAACGGGGTCCTCACTACCCCTTGCGCAAGGCGATTGGGCTTGGCCATATCCGAAGACCGGCGGTGGAATCGTCCGCGTGTCAAACCGCCGAAACGGACCAGAAGGTTGGACCGAGCACTGCCCCTATGGGCAGGCTGGTGATCGGTTATGGGTGCGCGAAACATGGCGTTATGCCGACTGGACTGGAGACGGCTATCCGTGGATCGAATACCAGGCTGACTCGGCCAAGTCGCTGCGCGACAGCCAATTGCCGCCGGAATGGTCAGAACGCGTCATCGATATCTGGGCCAAGCTTTCCGAGGAAGAGAATTTCGCGATCGACGGCCGTGCGGCCGATCGCAAGTGGCGCCCATCCGTCCACATGCCCCGCTGGGCCAGCCGCATCACGCTGGAAGTCACCGACGTGCGCGTGGAGAGGCTGCAGGACATCAGCGAGGCGGATGCGATCGCCGACGGCTGCATCGCCGTGAACAAGGGGATTTCGTGGCACACAGCGGCAGATGCGTTCGAGGCGCTCTGGAATTCGATCAACGGGCCCGGCGGCTGGGATGCCAACCCTTGGGTGTGGGTGGTCGCGTTCAAGCGCGTGGAGGAAGCATGAGCGACATCCTTGATGCCGACTTCGACGCGGTGACAAAACTAGCCATGGAGACGATCCAAGCCGGCATGCACCTCAAGCCCGTGGACAAGGAGGCTTACCTGGAAGTGCTTGGGAACATCGCCATCCAGGTGATGCGAGCCACGTGGGGAGATGAATATGCGCGTGGCTGGTTGGACTCCGCAGTTCGCTCGTTGAGCGAACCGTGCGTGTTGAATCTGAGGAAGCCGCAATGAGCGATCTCTTCCAGAACGAAACCGAATGTTTGATTTCCGAGTGCGGCCAGTTTCGATACCTGATCCGCGAAGTGTGGGAACCGACGAAGCCCAAAGTGGGCTGGGTGCTCTACAACCCGTCGACCGCCACGGCAGAGAAAAGCGACCCAACGAAGAGCCGCATCCGCAACTTCACTGCTGCATGGGGGTACGGCGGCTACCTGCTGGCCAACCAGCACGCCGGCGGCCGCTCACCCAACCCCGGCGACTTAGACGCAATGGCAGACCCGACCGGACCGGAGAATGATCGCTGGCTTGAGTACCTGGCGCGCGAAGCCGATCTGATCCTGGTCGCATGGGGCGATCTGCCGACTTCTCCCGAACGCACGCGCCAGGTCATCGAGATCCTGCGCGCCACCGGCAAGCCGCTGCACTGCCTCGGTACGGCCGCCAGCGGCAACCCCAAGCATCCGCTCGCGCGCGGCAAAGCGGCGATCCGAACCGATCAGAAACCTATTCTTTGGCTGCCAAGCAGCGACGTGATGAGCAACCCGCCTTCAAGGAAAGCACCATGAGCCTGCCCTATGAAAACGCCACCAGCGGCAGCAATGCGATCAACGACATCCAGAAGATGTTGCGAACGTTTGGCTGCGCCAAATTCGCCACTGGCGAGGACTACGAAAAGCGAGAGCTATTCATCCAGTTCGAACACCGGGGCCGCCAGGTTCAGCTGAAGGCCAGCGCGCGCGGGTACGCAGCAGCCTGGTTGAAAGAGCATCCATATAGTTCGCGCATTCGCATGTCGAAGGCCCAGCACGAAAGCCGCGCGCTTTCGATCGGAAGCATTGCCGTTTATTCGATCCTGCGCGACTGGGTGAAGGGCCAAGTCACGGCGATCGAGATCGGCATGATGAGTTTCGAAGCGGCCTTCCTGTCGCACATCATGCTGCCTAGCGGCATCACGGTGATCGAGTACGCAGAACAAGAACGCTTATTGCCGGCGCCGGCAACCGAAGGAGCGTAGCCATGGGTGCCGCCGAGAAGATCGATCTGGCCGGCAAAGACTGGCTGACCGTGGAGGAAGCCGCCCACTACTGCGGCGTTTCGGACAGCCAGTTTCGCAAGAACGCGAATGCCTACGGACTGGTGGCGAAGCGATTTATGGGCAAGCAGCTCTATGCAAAGTCCGACCTATACGCAGCAATCAACGGAGCAGAATCGTGGCTGACGTCGTCACCATCTATTGGCGAGGTCCGTGCGCATACCTCAATTGGCGCCAGGGCGGTCAACGATTCAGGCGGAGCCTCGGCAAACTTACAGCCGGTGAGGCTGAGAAAATTCGTTCCCAGAAAGAAGCGGAGCTGATTCATGGCGTGCGAATCATTTCGCGCGCGCCGCTCGTTCGCGATTTCTTTGAGCGTTGGTATTTCGACCACTACGATGCAACACATCCAACCACGGGCGGTAAACTGCGCAGCGAGGTGAAGCGCTTCATTGCGCAGTTCGGGCATCGGCCGATCGATTCGCTGAAGCGCGAAGAACTGAATGCCTACACGAATGCTCGCCTCACAAAAGACAAAGCATCCCGCGAGACAGTAGGCAAGGAAATCCGTAGGCTGAAGGCGGCGTTCAACCTGGGTATCGAGATGGAGCAACTCGACGCCAATCCCATGAAGGGAATCAAGGCACCCCGCGGAGTGCGAAGCGTCGCAGTGAAGTTCTACGACAAGACCGCGCTCGCTAAGCTGTATAAGGCCAATCCCACGCGCGCCCCACTCTGGCAGTTCATGGCCCACACCGGCATGCGACGCGGCGAAATGGTCAAGTTCACCAAGGACGACGTGCAGCGTAACTGCGTGGTGATCGAGTCGATCCCTGACGAAACCGGCGCGGGTCGGACAAAGTCGGGCAAATGGCGCCAGGTGCCGCTCAATGCGAAGGCGAAAGCAGCGCTGAAGAGGCTCCCGCACAAGCCGGTCACGGTGCATTTTGACACGCTCACCGATTGGTTCAGCGCTGACGCGAACGCAGCGGATATCGGCGGCACACTAAATCGCCTGCGCCACACGTTCGGCGCGAACCTGACCATGGCCGGCGTACCGTTGCGCCGCGTACAGGAATTGATGGGCCACGCAGATTACAAAACAACCGAGAAGTTCTATGCGCACCTCGCGCCTGAGGGTGCAAGCGGCGCAGTGAAGGCGCTGGAAAAGGTACTGTGACCACTGTGCCCGGGTGCATCCGAAATGCGGCGAAATATACCAACCTGACGCAGACACAATGAACGTAAGTCATTGAAAAATGGTGCCCCCGATACGATTCGAACGTACGACCTTCCCCTTAGGAGGGGGACGCTCTATCCAACTGAGCTACGGGGGCATCTCTATTACTTTACACGAACGTCGGCCTGTCATGCCCTTCGCTA